ACGCATCATCTCACCATCAGGGGTAGACTTAAGTGAGAGTAGCTTGTCGTAGAAGGACGCATTAGAGCTGCATAGCCCGATAGTAGACCACGTGGTGTCGTTCTTGCGTTCCTCGTTCTCTGCTGCTTTCATTCGGTTGTTACCGTGACCTTGTGAGATAGCATAGGCAAAGGTTGAGAACTCGTCGCCTGTCATCTTAGTAACTTCATCGCACGTAAATGCAAAGTTATTAAATAGACCTAGTCGGAACATCTTGTGGTTGTGCGTGTCTTTCCACTGTGACATCAACTCATCAGGATGCCCAATGATTGAGTTACACATCTTTAATACGGTTGACTTACCGGTACCTGACTCACTGTTAATCAAGTTAATGATGGCACCACGTAAGTGAATGTGCTTCATGAACAACGCGCCGAATCCAGCAAAGAAACCAAATGCTTGTGGCTCAAAGCCAGGCATGTCATACACGTTTACTATTTTCTTCCACTCTTCTAGGGAGCCTTTTGGTTCCATCCATCTAGCTAACTTCTCAGTAGCTGCTGACGGTGGGCTATACCGAGTTGCATCGGCGCTTATTTCCTTAGTACCTAAGATGATTTTGCTGTCATCGTCGGCCCATCCAAATTGATTTCTCATAATTTCTGCCTCGTATTTATGTTGTAATTCGTTAGCACAGGATATGACGTAAGCCATAATATGATCCATAGACTTAGGCATTGCGATAACGCCGTAGTGTGCCAACCTTTCTCTTAGTTTTTCTTTTGACCCAATATCTGATGCGGGCATTGTAAACTCGCGTACTCCATCTCTAGGTAGATGCAGCCTTATGAGCAAGCATTCCCCAGCTTTGAATTCGTCATTAAGTCGTTTGACCACAAACAAGTCGTGAGCGTAAATCAGTACTGCTTCTTCTTCCTCGTCGAAAGGCATCTTGTATATACCGCCAACCTTGCCCCGAAAGTATGGGTCTGGTATAGGTGGTATGTCATACACAGTTACGGCACCGGCTTTATCTGATGCCACTACATGCGTATCGTCTGACGCTACAACTTCGTTGCCTAAAACAATAGGTGATTTAATCTTACCGTTATATTTGCAGCCACTACATATCCCCGGGTTTAGTGCGTCAAACTTATCGCACTTGTAAGGTCCTTGGATAATTGCAGCCTTTGCTTCTGTTGCTTCTTTTGTATAGTCGGGATGACCGTCAGACACAATGTGAATAGCTTGTTCGTTATCGTTACAAAACTTAGCGATTGATAACCCTGCTCGCCATAGTGGCTCGCTGATTGTCGCTGCATTCTGTATTACATGTGCTAACTGATTGCAACCATCTCCTTCCATTGTTCGTTCAATGATTGTGTAGAACCTAGACTCTTTGTTGCCCATCAACGACATAGTCAATGCGTTTGGCTTACGGGTAAATTGGAAATCCCCAATAGGTGTAAGCAACGCGCCGACAGCGTGTTTGAACTCGTCATAGGTAATACTTGTTGACGTATAAACAATACTAACTGGGAGCGGTGGATTGCTCTTGTAGTTGAACGTCTCTGGTACACGAAGTATCCGTGCTACGTCAGACGTAACCGCAGCGTCAGCTTCGAATTTATGTTCTGCACACAGTTGCTTTATTCTTTCTGCAACAGGTTTCCACGATGCTTTATCAACAGCCTGCTCCAGTATCCAGTATGCGTGGACACCCCTACCTGAATCAACGATAGTAGGAATAGGTAATGATACTTCACCGCAGAATTTGTATAGTGCTTCGATGCCTTCTGCTTGATTTGCATACGGTTTGCCTACACCACAGTCTACGTCTAACCAAAACGACTTCAGGGATTTCACATTATCCTGAGTGCGTTTACCTTCGGTTTCGTATTTGGCGCAAGCAAAGTAAACATCATAATTTTGTTTGAGTAGTATCTCAATTGAATCTGATGCTTCTTCCAATGTAGCAACAAACTCCTGCTTCGGAGTACCAGCCTTTAAGCCGACGATGCAGTACCATCCCTGCCCATCTAGTACTTGCCCTAATAGGTCTGTAGTTGCCATAAGAATTCCGTTCGTTGTTTATATAAGTATTAAGTCTGAAATCATGTCTCGGATACGTTCTTCCTGTGACTTGCGTGGTATTGTTTTGCCAGTGAACCACTTGTATACAGTCATCTTAGATACTGACATTGCTTCGGATACCTCACTAGCTGGGATATCGTTAACAATGCAGTACCTACCTAGAAGAACACCGAGGCTGTCGATACTCGCAAGTGAATTAGCACTCACGATACGACTACTGTAGCCTCGATTATCTTTATTCATCATCTACTGCTGTACTTACTTTTGCGAACTTACTTAAGATGTCACCTAAATCAGGTTTAGAAGACACTGGCTTATCTTCTGTCTTAGCTGATTTGCGAACGGTTGGTTCTACTTCTTCCTCTTCCATAGCAGGTGCTACTAGTTTTGGTTTCGGCGCTGCGATTGCAGGAGCAGATACGTGGTCAGTCTGAGATACAGTCATTGTGATTGCATTGATAGCTTCTTGTGACTTACCTAACTTAGATGTAGCTGCGTACTCTTCTTGATTTAAGAATCGTTTAGCATCGAAGTACACGCGTGGTGAATCGCTGTCTTCATCAAAGGACATAGTCGTTACTAGCGTATCAATACTGTAGCCTTGTGAGCCAACGTATTTAACAAACTTGTTGAACGGCATTTGGTTTTTCTCACCGTCACCAAAGATAGATGCAGATGGTAAGGTTAGTTGGTACACGCCACCAGCAACATCATCAGCAAGTGCAATAGCTAGACGTTTAGAGAAGCGGCAAGCACGGCTGTTACCTTGTCCAGAACCCTTAATGTTTTGTGGGCAACCGTCACACTTAAGTGCTTGTTTTGTAGATGCAGTTGGGTCAGGTGCTACGCCATCTTTAGACCAACAGTCAGGTGGAACTGCATCGGCTTTAGGGTCATATGCTTTAGAATAAAATGTACGTGAAATGTCTTTAGTAGCATTCACAATTACTACGTCTAATGACTCAGCTTTTAATGTAGATAGTTCTTCGCCATCAACAACTAGGCGGAACTTTTTACCGCGAAGTGAGATACGTTTGCTACCACCGCCACCACCAGAATTGCTAAGCAAGGATTTAGTAAGGTCAGATACGCCTACATCACGTAAGTAATCGGGTACTGAATTGTTTTGGAAAATTGTTAAGTCACTCATTTGTACTGCTCCTTATGCGCCACGTGGGCGAGTTACGCGAATAGAATACTCTTGGTCTACATTTAATCCTGCAGGGTGTAAATCAGGGTTTTCTTCTAAAAACTCCTTCATACCGGATTGGTTAACCCGTTTATGAAGTAAGTGAAATGCATCGTTTTCTTTAATAAATCTGTATAAAGAGTCCCAATCATTAGTCCAGTATTCGGTCTTAGTGATTTGTGAAACGGTGCCAAAGTCGGTGCGGAAACCATCTAGTTTATTCTCTTTGCATATTTCTAGCAAGGCTTTACTGACGGCTTCTAATTGTAATTCAAGCTCTTTAAGTGCTTGTTTTTGTTGACTAATTATTCTGTCTCGTTCGTCACGTATATTGATATACGCGGAGACAAGTGATTCTGCATCTGCATCCATTTGTGGTTCCTCATTTTGGTTGGTTAATCATACGGCTCTTTGTCCGTTTTCTAATTAGACTACACTAAGTATACTGTGTCAAGTATTTATTTCGCTATTATATAAATCAATTAGCTGATTATGTACACCTAGTTTTTGCGTGAGCATCTTATACAATTTGCGCTCTACGCTACTGCCCTCAATGTGAACTACGGTCATTGAATTCTTCTGCCCTTTACGGTTAATACGGGCGTTTGCTTGCAAGTATGTTTCGATTGACGTTACAGGTGAGTACCAAATTACTACGTTAGCTGCGGTCAATGTAACCCCGTGGGCTGCTGACTGTGGCTGTATGATAAGTACCTGTGGGTCTGGTGACTCTTGGAACCTACGGAATATGTCCGTACGACGTGTCACTGATACATCACCCGAGATCACATCACAGCTAATGTGTGCTTTCTTTAAGTGGTCATGCAGTAAGTTAATCGCATGCTTGAACGGCACGAACACGAGTACCTTGTGACTAGCCTCGTTGATTACTTCCTCGATTACATGTAGTCGGTTGGACACATCAAACTCTACTACTGCGCCACTGTCGCTGTACACTGCGCCACATGATATCTGCAATAGCTTAGTTAGCTGGGCAGCTGCGTTTACTGCGGACACTTCCTCACCACTAGCGGTCATAGCGAACTGCTCTTTAATGTGCTTGTAGTATTTGAGTTGCTGTGATGACAACGGTGCTTGACGCTCAACGAATACTAAGTCGGGTAAGTCTAAGCATTCTTCCTTAGTATACCGAATAGCAGGTTGAAGCATGTTGTGCACGACCGCAGATGAATTCGGCTTTGGAACCCACTTAAACCGAGTTAGCTGTTGTAGTACGCTGTCCCTGTATTGCCCAAAGTGACGTGGTGCATTCTCGGGGACACATAGTTTAGCTAGGCCGTAAGCGTCTACGGGAGACTGAGCAGCTGGTGTACCTGTCATCATCCACAACCACGTGTCGGGGCCGAGTAAGGATTGCATAGCCTTCCAGCGCTTAGTGCTTACGTTCTTATACGCATTGGCTTCATCGATTATGACTAG